TTGAACGACAAAAACCACGATAACACATTGTTGACGGTGACCATGGGAATGGCATCGTATAACTGCGTTTCCTAACCATCGAAAAATTTTTCGGGATTAGCAACTTCCGCAGGTTTTTCGTGATAATATCATACCGTGGAATAAAGCCCGTGGCGGAAACGCTGCGGGCTTTGCCATAGGCGCGTCCTGCGCCGGTCGAAGCCCTGCGTTCCTACGCGGGGTGTTTTCATAGGCCGGGCGGGATGCGCGACTATCTGGAGGTGTGAGGATGCCGAAGCGGAGCGAGAAGCGCGACACCGCCAAGGCTGCATACATCGCCCGCAAGGCGGCGGGCGAGGAAGTAAGCCTGCGGGAGCTGGCGCAGGAGCAGGGCGTGAGCTATCAAACCCTGCGGAATTGGAAAGCGGCGGACAGGTGGGACGAAGCTCTGCCAAAGAAGCGGCGGGGCGGTCAACCGGGAAACCGCAACAGCGCAGGAAAGAAAAACGCTGCCGGAAGCCATGCGGGCGCACCGGCGGGAAATAAGAACGCAGAAAAGGACGGAGCGTACAGCGCCGTCTTTTTTGATATGCTTTCGGACGCAGAGCGGGAGATCGTACAGCAAACGCCGCTGGGAAGCCGCGCCGCGCTGGAGCATGAAATGCAAATCCTGAAATTCCGGGAGCATAAGATACTCGCCAAGATCGCGGAGTATGAGGCGGCCCCGGAGGACAGTCTGTACATCAACAGCCTAATGGACATGAGGGTGCCGGGCGGACGCGGCAAGGACAAGCAGGACGGTGCCTTACAGAGCATGGGAATGTACAGCAAGGACAGTGCGTTCAGCCGTGTGCTGAAATTGCAGGAGGCGATATACAAGGTGCAGGGCCGCATCGCCAAGATCGCAGACAGCCTGCGGGCGCTGGAGGAGAGCGAAAAGCGCATGACGCTGGAGCGGGAAAAGCTGGAGCTGCTGCGCATGAGAGCCACCGGAGCGGTGGATGTACCAGACCCGGAAACGGATGGAGAGGACGCAGAGGAGATGGCATAATGGAAAGCATTTTAACAATCCTGCTGGGCGGTGTGTTGCTGGCTGCGGCTTTGCTGGGTGGAGCGTTGGCGGTTCCGCATCCGTGGGGGATTGTGCCGACGGCGGTGGTCATAGCTGGATGGACAGCGGTGTGCTGCTTTCTGGCAGTCACGCAGTTGGAAATGCTGGGTATGCTGGTCACGGCGATTGTGGCAATCTTCACAGCGGTTCGTCTGGAGGAAGGGCGGTAGATGGAATGACACTCTACACAAGCAGAGTAGTGGCCCAGTGGTTATGCCTGACCGAGCGGCGGGTGCGCCAGCTTCGGGACGAGGGCGTGATCGTGGAGGCCCGACCGGGGCTTTACGAGTTACAGCCGACAGTGGCACGGTACATCACCTACATCGGCGGCGCGGGCAAGGAAACGCTGACCAACGAGCGAATGAAGCTGACGAGGGCAAAGCGGGAAGCGGCGGAACTGGAAAATGAACTGCGCAAGGGAGAAGTCCACCGGACAGAGGACATTGAGCGGGGCATCAAGTCCATGTTCCTGAATATCAGAAGCCGCTTTCTGGCGCTCCCGGCCAAACTTTCCCCAACTCTGGCGACCATGGGGGGAAACCAGACTGGCATATTTGACGAGCTGAAACAGGCCATCGACGAAATTCTGGAGGAAATGAGCGACTACCGGGTGGCCTTTGCGGTACAGGACGGTGAAAGCGATGGAGAAGAAGCGGAATAAAAATCCATGCGAGGGATGCGTGTGGCCTGCATACGCCGAGGGAAACAAAGTCCTCTGCCCATTCCAGCGCTGTGTGAGAAAGGAATATGAACGGATGTGGCTGGAACGGAAAGAAGAACATGAAAAAGAGAAAGATAATTGATCTGCCAAAGCCCACCATGGATATGCTGGCCCGGTGCGCGGCGGTACTGAAACCACCCCCGGAGCTGACCCTTTCAGAGTGGGCGGACAAATACCGGGTGCTGTCGGCGGAGAGCAGCGCAGAGCCGGGCCGCTGGCACACGGACAAGGCCCCATATCAGCGGGAGATCATGGACGCCATCGGAGACCCGCATATCCGCAAGGTAGTCATTATGAGTGCCGCGCAGATCGGAAAGACCGATGCGTTTATCCTGAACCCGCTGGGGTACTACATGGATTACGCCCCGGCCCCTATCCTGGTGATGCAGCCGACGCTTGACATGGGACAGACTTTTTCCAAAGACCGGCTGGCCCCGATGATACGGGACACGCCGGAGCTGCGGGACAAGGTGGATGTTAAGAGCCGGTACAGCGGCAACACCATCATGAAGAAAAATTTCCCCGGCGGGCACATCACCATCGTAGGCGCAAACAGCGCCACGGGCCTTGCCAGCCGCCCGATCAAGGTTCTGCTGGCGGACGAGGTTGACCGCTATCCGGCCAGCGCCGGAACAGAGGGCGACCCTTTGAGCCTGGCACAGAAGCGGCAGACGACCTTTTGGGACAAGAAAACCGTGATCGTCAGCACGCCAGTTATCAAAGGGCAGAGCCGCATCGAAACAGAGTTCGAGCAAAGCACGAAAGAGGAATGGAATGTGCCGTGCCCGGATTGCGGGCATTACCAGCCGTTCGTGTGGGCCAATGTGATCTTTGACCGGGAGAACCCGCAGGGAGAGGTGCTGTACAAGTGTGAGCGGTGCGGGGTGGTATCCGGGGAATATCAGTGGAAGCAGGCGAGCAAGCGGGGGCGGTTCGTGGCAGAAAATCCGGCGGCGGAGGCCAGAGGTTTCCACCTGAATACGCTGGCATCCACCTTCTGCTCCTGGAAAGAGATCGTCCAAAAGTTCCTTGTGGCAAAAGAACAGCTTGACCAGGGAAACCCGGAGGGCATGAAAGTTTGGGTGAACACGGAGCTGGGCGAGACCTGGGAGGAGCGGGGCGAGCAGGTGGAGGACACTGTGCTGCTGAACCGCAGAGAGGTTTACGATGCGGATGTGCCGGACGGGGTGCTGGTGCTGACAGCGGGCGTGGATGTCCAGGACGACCGGTTTGAGGTGGAAGTGGTCGGCTGGGGTGTCGGAAAGGAGAGCTGGGGCATACGGTATCAGAAGATTTACGGCGATATGCTCAAAGAACAGGTATGGCAAGACCTGGACGCTTTTCTGCTTTCCGGTTTCAAGAAAAAGGACGGAACGACGCTGCATATCATAAGCGCCTGCGTTGACAGCGGCGGCCACCATACCGATCAGGTTTATCGCTTCACCAGAGACCGGTGGGAAAGAAAAGTGTGGGCCATCAAAGGAAAGGGCGGCAGCGATGTGCCATACATCCGAAACCCGACTACGAACAACCGCGTAAAAACGCCGCTGTTCATCATCGGCGTGGACGCAGGAAAAGCGCTGCTATATCAGCGGCTCAGGCATGAGACCAAGGGGCCGAACTACTGCCACTTCCCGGAGAATGAGGCGGCGGGATATGACGAGGAATACTTTCGGGGCCTTACTGCGGAGAAGATGGTGGTACGGTTCCGAAAGGGGCGGAGCGTGGTTGTATGGGAGCTGAAAGACAGTAAGCACAAGCGGAACGAACCGCTTGACCTGCGCAATTACGCCACGGCGGCGCTGGAAATCGCAAACCCGGTGCTGCAAATGACGGACGGAGCGCCGCAGCCGAGGAAGCGGCAGGCGGGCCGCCGGATGCGAGGAGGTATATAAATGGCTGTTTTTTCAAAAGAGCTTTGCCAAAAAAAGCTGAACACATGGATGAAAGCGGAGGAGGCAATCGCAACTGGGCAGAGCTATCAGATCGGGAGCAGAATGCTGACCCGAGCAGATTTGAAGCAGGTTCGGGAGGAAATGGAATACTGGGCCGGGAAACTGGCCGAGGCGTCCGCAGAGGAGAAGCACGGGGGCCGGAACCGGAGTTATCGGGCCGTGGCCCGTGACCTATAAGGAGGGCAGGCATGGCGAAACCGAACATCTTTGACCGGGCGGTGATTGCCGTTGCCCCTGTCCATGCGGCAAAGCGGGCGGCGGCCAGAGCCGCCCTGTCGGTAATCAACAGCGGATATGGAAACTACGGCGCGAACCTGACCAAAAAGAGCATGAGGGGCTGGGAGTTCTACGGCGGCAGCCCGAAAGAGGACATCGAGGACAACATCAATGTGCTGCGCCAGCGGAGCCGAGATGCCTATATGGGCATCCCGACTGCGGCGGCGGCACTGAAAACCATGCGAACAAACGTTGTAGCAGGCGGATTGATGCCTGCGCCGCAGCTTGACAGCGACTATCTGGGACTGGACGAGACGGCGGCGGAGAAGCTGCAAGCGCAGATTGTGCGGGAGTTCGCCCTGTGGGCGGACACGCCGGT